GAACAACAACCTGAACACCAACGGTCAACGTTGCAGCCGTCTTGACTTCCGAAGAAGCCAGGATTTCCGCGTTCGTTGTCAAAGCTGTGTTGTCAGCTTGCATCGCTTGGAATGTCCAAGACGAACCCGCGCCGGCAGCGACCTTCACGATGAAAAGCAACGCCATCTTACGACCGATGCTGATATCTTGAGCGGCCGACTGTTTTTGATAAGAATTCGTCGTCACAGCGGTGGCCGTGAATGCCTGGTCGCTCGACAACTGATTCTGTTTATCCCATCTCATTTAATCCCCCGTGAAAAATTTAAAAATCAAAATCGAAACCAGAGCGGAAAGGAGCGGCCGAAACCGCTCCGTCAACTTCTTATACTACGCGGTCTTCAGTGTTCAAGAGCGCATCGGACTGACGGATCGGCACTCCGCGGAACATCAGTACCGGCATACCTTGGTAGTTGTCATATTTCAGACCGCCACCGGCTCCGACCTTGGTCAAAGCTTGCTTGTCCAAGAACGCCATCACTGTGCGGTTCATGTAGAACACCGGCTTACCGTTGCTCAAAGTGTGGATCTTGTACATCGCCGAAATCATCAAGTCGATGAGGTCAGCAGCGCCAACACCCGACAACAAGAGAGCAGGGTCGATGTTACAGATACGCGCACCTTGGCGGTAATCTTTCACAACCAAACCGTGATCGATTTCGAACTGTTCTTCATAACCCCAGAAAGAACCAGCATCGCCGGCCGAATCTGTAGCTTGAATCTGAACCAGTTTTCCACCGGCCGAACGATCGGTGCGCTTCAGACCAGCTTGTGTTCCCGAGGGATACACACCGAAGATCGAACGCTCACCCCAGCAAGTCAGCAAGATCGAAGTGTTGTCACCGGTAGTTCCACCAGCATCCAAAACTTGTTTTGCTGTCTCCGAAGTCGCTTCGGTCACTGTCGAATAAACATCGAACAGACCAGGAGTCTTCAAAGGGCTTGTCAAAGGCGATCCGTAAATCGCGAGATTCGCGTGCTCGATCGCTTGCGCCTGGATGTGGCCTTGGGCCTGGTTCCAGCGGTTGTAAGCGATACGGTCTACACCGCCACGCTTTGCAACGGCTTCATCCATTTGCGACTTCGACTCGAAGTGAGCTGCTGAGAACGTGCGTTCTTCGACGGTCGACTTGCTCGCCGGAATCGCTTCGTTGGCTTTGCGGTAGTAAACAGCGGGCAATCCAGAACGAATGTCTTCCTTGTGGATTGTGCCCATGTTCATCTCCATATAGGGGATGTCATTGAGCATCGGGTTTTCTTGAACAAGCACTTCGGCAACTTTACCGATTTGCTTATCTTTCGACTTGGCAACATCTGCCAACGTAACTAATTTCGTACCAAGTGCAGCCATTTAAAATCCCCCGTTAGAGTGAAAATTCACAATTCCTAAGTGTAAAAAGATGTCCCGTCGTCGGGTTCATCAGTCTTCGCCGGCGGTGTCGGATTGCCCACGACCAGTTTACCTGTTTCGTGGAGCTTGTCCGCCAAAGCCTTCAAATCTCGCATAAGATATGGTGCCAGCATACCCTTGGTTTCTGTCAATCTTTTTTTGGTCGAGGGCATGAACTCGTTAAGCAATTTATCGACCTTAACGCGATTCTTGTCGAAGTTTTCCCCACCAAAGTCCTTATCCTCTTTCAGCTCTTTATGCCAATCAGCGCGCTGCTTTAGCAGAGCTTTCTGTTGTTCCTTCTCCGCGTTTGCCGCGTAATCTTCAGCAGCTTTGAGTTCTTTGCGGCGAATGTCGGCATAGTCTTTTACAACTTCAGGCGTGAGCTTGTGCTTTTCAGCAAATGCTTTCAAAACAGCCACTTCATCAGGAACAAGACCTTCAAGCGCTTTGTCGATTTCAGTAGGTGCCGGCGGCGGATCAGCTGGTTTTTCGTCCGGCTTCTCTTCCTCTACTTTTGGTTCTTCGTGGTATCCGGCGACCGGTTCCGGTTCGCCTTCCTCAACGGGTTTTTCCGCTGGCTTATCTCCGGGCGCGGGCGGTGCTCCCTCTTCCGGTACTTGTGGTCCGTACCCGAAGTCGTCGGTTTCAGCCCCTTCCTCTTTAGGAGGCGGGTTGCCCGGCGGAGTTGCCGGTTGTTCTTCGGACTTAGGAGGAGCGCTCCCATTTTCATCAACCTTGTTGAATTTGAGATTCTTGGTAGAGATCTGCATAAGCTTCCTTTTCTTTTTGCGCGAGTAAGTTCGCGGCTATTTGCCAATCAGCTTCAGCAACGATTTTGAAAATCGCGTTACCTGTTCTGAGTGATCCTAATCGATCGTGGAGAATTGGACCTTCAAGTCCAAGTTCGGGAACGTCGCCAACAAGTAGATGTTTGAACAGATACTTGAAGACTCGCTTGCCCGGTTCACTTGCAAGGACTGACCGAAGGTCGAGAAGCATGTCGCGATGCTCGATCGCCGCTTTCATCTGTTCTTCGGTCAATTCCTGCTTGTTCATTAGTTCACGTCAGTCCAGATACCGTTGCCGCCGGCTACCTGTGCCCAAGCATTAGCACCGGTCGCTTCGAGAGTGATTGAACCACCAATGTCAGTGCATCGAATCGCATCGCCGGCAGCGGGTGCCAAAGTCACAACACCAGTAGTTCCGTCGGTCGTCGATACGGACAAAATTTGATCTGTTCCGTCAGCAGGATTCACGTCAAAGTCATCAGCAGTGCCGCAAACGAAAGATAGTCGGCACCCGAGAACTGTCGAAGCTTCCGGAAGAGTCATCACATCAGCGCTATTGCTTACGAAAGTGCTACCGCACTGAGCGGCTGTGATTGCCGTAGTTGTCGAAGCAACTTGGTTCTGCAAGAATCCGTAAAGCTGATCGCCGCCGTCACCAACTAAGTCACCAGTGAACGCACCACTTGCAACCATCAAAAGCTTATCGCCCGAACGTGAACACGTAAGTCCCGTGCTACACTGAATCGCATCGAAAATCTTTAGATCCGTCGTGCTGTTGTACGCGCGAAAACCTGCATACGCCGGAATCGCTAAGACGAGTGTGAACAGTAAACCTAGAAACCGTTTCATAAAATCCCCCTTAAATTATTGTGCTAACTTTAAACCAACATCTTTTGCTGCACCCGCCATCGCCGGCAAAGTCTCTTGCATCATTTGTTGCTGTTGGGCTTGCGCCATCGCAGCTTCACGTTTTGCTTCGACTTTCGATTGCGGATTGTTCAGTCCTGCCGGTAGATACAAGCGATCCTCATAAAGATCGGCAAGCTTGTCAAGATTCACCTTGTCCCAGATTTCCGGACGGATCTGACCGACCTCAGTCGCCATCATTATATAACGATCGATGTTCGGAAGATCCGCGGCCTTCTGAGCTTGAGCGAAAACTGAAATGAATTCGGGACGCAAGAATTTACCGACCATCGCTTCAGGTACCGGATTCTCTTCAACCCAAGGGTCATCGAACAACACGTAGTCCATAACGAAGTCGAGAACCGGGACGTTGTAGGTCCAGTTGAGACTTTGCAAATTCGGACCAATGACTAGCTGCTGTTCTCTGACGATTGCATCCGTCTCGCGCGCGGTGCGCGTCTTCGGATTGCTCGAAAGATAAAGCAGATAATCAGCGTAGTAGAGCTTGTCCACCATTTGGCGAAGATCGCTCACGTCTTGAATGAGCGCACCGATCGCCGGATTGATTTCAAACACCGTGCGAAGTCCCGCACCTTTGGCGATCGACTGTGCATCAAGCGGAATAAAAGCGTTCGGCGCAGACGTTATGTAAGACTTCTTTAAATTGGCAGGGCCTTGCAGCGGCGGTCTCAACATTTGGTCGAGTGCCTGGTCCTTGCCGATCGCTTTTTTGTTCAATGATTTGATGAGACCAAGTGAGTTCGAAGTCGGACCCATCTCGCCGTACTCGAACGAACCTTCGGTCGATTTGCCGACAATGAAAGGCTTGCGTCGGCTATAAGAGATTTTCAAATATCGATCATGATCTTTGGTCTCATAGTCTGCCGCCGCACCGATCTGAGTTCCTTCTTGTGCGTAAGAGACCATTCCACCGATTTCATATGTGACCGAAATCCATCTACGATTGGCGAGCACTTCCGGCTTCGAACCATCGTACATCGGATTTTCTTTTACGATGTGCGCGACTTGTACTTGTTCGGTGTAGTTCCCGTCTTCGTACATCTTGCGGACTTGGGTTGAGAAGTTCGACCAGTCCCATTCGCCGTTCTTCTTTTTCCCGTAGTAATCAACAAGCGCCTTGACGGTCATGTTGAACTCGCGGACCAAGATGATCGCTTCACCGTAGCCGTTGTTGATTATGTAATACGAACCAGGCATGAGAGTGTGGAAAAACAGTCCCGACTCTCTCTCGTCAATGTAATGTGCGCCCGTGTTTACGACACCGAAGTCATAATAGAATTGGCCGGCGGCGTGATAGAAATTCGAACCGCTGTTCAAAATCTTCAACGTGCGGCGAGTAAACGCATCCAACCACTCGTGATGCGCCGGGAACTTGTTCAGTTCTTCATCCGACGTTCCGCTTCTGTACCAAGGACGGGTTGCCGATGTGTTGCCTTCTAAGAAGCCGGCAACGTAAGAGCGCAAAGCAAGAATATGAGTCGCATCGACAATGTGTTGATTGTTGCGCTCACCTTCGGTCTGCGAATTGATCCAGCGACCGCGGTGAGGTGCAGCCCAAGTGAGATACTGAACCCAGGAGCCTCGAACTTTATCGAACTGCTGCTTGGCAATCTCTCTTAAGTATTCACACTCTTTTTTTGCAATCATACGCCTAAGAACTCTCTTTCACCGTCGAGCATCGAAGCACCGATTCCGCGACCACCGCCGCGCAATCTAGCTGTATTGCGAATCCCTTGCGCGGAACGCGAAGCCATTACGTCGCTTCGGTAAGCTTGAAGTCTTTCGTTCGCCAAATCGACGCCGGCTTTCATTTCAGCTTCGCGCAATTTGCGCTCAGTTTCATATCCAGTTTTGCGGGCCATGTTGCGACCGTCGATCGAACCTACGAACTCGTCATAGTTACGAAGGTTGGGTCCTTCTCTAAATGCGCCGTCTTCATAACCAGCATACCCACCTGTAACAACAGTGGTAGCCAAATCAGCAAAAGTGCCCATCGGATCGTTCTTCCACTTGCGACCTGTGTTGCGGATACCTTCTTCAGCTTGTTTGAACGGGTCTTTGCCGCCACCTTTAAGGCTCATCGTGGAATCTCCAAGAGATAGGTCTCTTCAACTTTTTTAAAGCCAAACTTTTCAAGTGATCGTCCCTTGATATTAGTTTTTTGACCCAGTGTTGTAAATACATGATTCGCATTCGATTTCCCAAAGTCAATGAATTCCGCGAGAAGCAAATGCGCGGCACCCCTGCAAGGCTCTGAAACATAAAGCAAATCCTGAAATAAAATAGCTGTCTGCTGATCAAAAATGCTCGCAATAAGTCGACCCATCATGATCCCGACTGGACGTGAGTCCTTAAAGCAGACGTTCATGTAGTGTGAACGCGCGTAGTCCAGGAAATCGAATCGCTCCCAATTGATGAGTCCGTCGAACTTAGCTGCGACCCGCGGGGCTTCCATCTCAAACCAATGAGCAAGCTCGCCGTCGATATTGTCGATCGAGCGTATTCTAGTCGTCGTAAGTGTTGCGATAACTCACCTCAATGTCGGCATACGGATCACCGTGATCAGGCATTTTCCAAGCACCTTGCCCGGTCATCATCGCGCCATTACCAAAGTCGTTCTCTGGCAGTCGCTCAGTGACTTGCATCATCGACGGCATGATAAGCACATCGGCAACGTCGGGCGATTGTCCGACTCGCGACTTCACGTCAACCTTCGGCTCCGCGATCTTCTTCTGAGTGACTTTATGTCTCCCGCCCTTGGTCCAGCAAAGCTGCCGGCGAATATCGTCGCGCCATTTCTCTTCTCTGGCACCAAGTACGCCGCCGGCTTGAAGCCATTTGTTGGTCTCGTAGTAGCCCTTGGCTCTTACGTTGGCGTACTCTGACTCTTTGGGGTCTCCTGCATCGGTGATTGTGCTCGCGAAGCTGATCAGGAACCAATTGGTTTTGCCGGCGTTCATCGCCAAAGTGTAGATCGCGGTCCCTTCCCCTTGGTCGATTAGCACCGCGTCAGCCTTCAACTCTTTCTCCCAGTGGCAGAGCTTCTCATACGTGAGCTGGTGAGTCTCTCGGGCCATCTTATCGAGCTTGTATTTGTCGAGCAGCTCTCTGTAATGTCCCTGCTGATAACCAATGGTGGTCTCATCCCCGCCTGTCCACGCCGGATCGCACGTTAGAACGCATGGAAGCATGGCAACGCTTGCCTTGTCGAAGTTCTTCCCCCGCTCCAATGCCGCATCCACCGCATCGACGTGAATGATCGAGTCCTTGGATGTCTTACGTGGAAGTCCGCGCACGCGAACCCTGAACTCATCGTGGTCTTCATTTCCACCACACTCTAAGAGCATGTCCTCGTGGAATTTCGGATCGATGTGTTTGAGTGTCCTGGTATCAATGCGCCTTGCATTCCAAAGCGGTGACGTCATGTTCTGTTCGAACTTGCTCTCAGGATCATCCGAGTTCCCAAACGCCAAGAATATTTTGATCGTGTCGGTCTCTGTAAACGCTCCGCGAGTGTAGTCCCAAATGATCGCTGGAATACCGGGCGCTTCCTCAAACACGTAAGCGACCGCTCCACCCTTGTTGTGAAGACCCGACACCGCGGCCGGCGACTCTTCACTCCAAGTGATGGTATCGATCCGCCATGTGTCGGCAAGCTGTGGGTTCTTCGCCTTTATTGACTTTCCAAATTTTTCGAAGAACAGATCATGAAATCTTGCCGCTCTATACCATCTATCCCATTCCGGCCAAATGATCGATGTCATCTGCGGGTCAGTGTTGGCCGTCACTCTGGCTTTTAATTTTTGAGTATAGAGCAACATCAACATGGTCATCGCACCGAAAGCTGTTTTTGCAGCCCCGTTACCCGATGAGATTATCAATCGATAAGCATCGTAACGAGTTGCAGGATCGCTTAGGTGTTTTGATAACTTCATCCATTCATCAATCTGCCAGTCATAAGGTGAGTAGTCTTCAAGCTCAGTTCCCTTCTCACCAAACGGAAAAATAATGAATGCTAATTTCTCAAAACAATATCTGTTCTCACTGATGAGTCGCTGGAATAGTTCAATCTCAGATCTGTCAGGATTAGGGTTCGACACTTGCAAGCTCCTTTTTGTAAACCGTGTGAGCTTCTAATTCGGAATCAAATAATCCTAAGTTATGTGATTTCCCGTTTACCCATATTCTCGATTGCCATTTTTTCATCTTGGGTCGATAGGTTGCGCCAACGAGTTTACCCAAACGATGTCTTTTTCTGTTGTGAGAATTCGATCTTTTAGTCGACGCTCTTAGATTTGAAAACTTGTTGTTGGAAGGATCGCCATCGATATGGTCGATCTCACTCCATTCACCTGTCTCTAAGAACCAAATGATTCGATGGATCTTATGTGCTCGACCATTTAACCGAACGATTCGATAACCGTAGTTGTCAAAGGTCCCCGCAACCTTCCCTACTAATCGAGCGAATATCTCTTTCCGCCAATGGTATTTCCAAATCAATACCCCACGCTTGCGGTCATACGTGAAGAGTCCCATCAGTTCAGCTTTGTTCGGACCTAGTGCGTTCATAATTACCTTTATATCTCAGGCAGTGTTTACAAATCTTATCGGGGTCTATCGGTATGCTTGAGTCTCTAGTTAAAATACGCTCTTGTCCACACCAAGACCTACTAAGCAAGACCTTGTTCGATCCCCACGCTTCAGTCCAGCGTTCACGCTCGATGTGCGACCTAGAACCCATCGGTCTCCTTAAATAGCTGTCGTTGCAACTCAAAGTGCGCCGCCATGTGACCCTCTAATATTGGTAAAGCCCAAAGTAGGGCATTCATCTCGGCTTTATCGAAGCTGCCTCTAGGGTCTTCTATCCCTCTCTCCTCGATGCGTTTGCGCAAGTGTTCAGCTCTCTTTCGTAAACACTCTATGCGTCTGACTCTGGACTTACTCATTGATGTGAAACCATGATGACATCCAAGAGTTTAAAAACTGCACCATAAAAGCCTTCTTGTACCCTGAACATTTGCTTGTCCTCAATATCTGGCGTCCGTCACTGTCCAGAGCAACGATCATAAAACACTCGATCTTGTCGTTCTGGATTTCCTTCTTCATAATCTCAAGCTCCAAGATCATTTCTGATTTGTCAGCTTTCCATTCTATCATATCAACTAGTTTCATCTGTCTCCACCTTACCTTCAATCTCAAGCACCGGACGTGCAGCTATGGCCTGATCAGCACGTCGACTGCTCTCTAAGAGAGTCGCCGCCATATTCTTAGTCACGTCATGCTGTACGACGGTTGTCTTTTTAAATAAGTCCTTCTCACTGCCAAGCATCTCAACTGCCTTAAGCTTGTCATACAACTCGACCTCTATAAGCTGCCCGATAACCGTCTTCATTCCGTTCGGGTCCTCGCCATAGATGTTCTTACATTTGAATTTCTTTATTGCTCGACGTGCTTCAGGTGCAATTTGGCTTAAATGTGTTTTAAACGTACCGTCCGGGTTCTCGAACTCGATCGGATCTACACTCGCTACCTCTTTGACCTTCTCGATCGTCTCGGCAGCATCGTATCCATATTTCATCACAGCTTTTTGAGTGATCGCCTCTAAGACCGCATGTATCTCAGGGCGTGAGCGTAACCAAGGTCCCTTACCGGGCATCCCTGCATCACGCGCAGCTTGAGCAGCATTGCGGTTTTGGAGATAGCTATGAATGAATGTTAACACTCGCTTATCGAGACGTTGGTCTTGTCTTAGATATTTATCCAAGATGAAGGTGGTCTCATCGTCGGTCAGCGCCGTGTCCATTTTGGGAACAACTGGCTCAGACCAAGCCTGTGGTTCAGGCACATCTACTCTTTGCCGATTCGATATCGGCGGCTTTGGGAATTCCATTGATACAATTAGAGTTAAACAGTTACTTCAGTCGGTCAAGGCTAGGATCATATCCGCGTAATCACTTGACATCCCTGCATACATTGTTTAAGGACGTTTCACTGTCAAAAATTACACAAGTTTTTGAGACGACCTTTTTTAAAATCGCGGCGTGTTTCATTTTTGTCCCACCCCCTCTAAAATTAAATATCTCTTTAAAAAACAATGTAAGTTCAAGTTTAATTAAACATAAACTATGTATGAACAAATATGATTGAGCTGAGTGTACACACTGAGGGTGTCTAGGTATGGGGTGAGTGTACCACGTCGCGTGGTGAGGCTATGAGAAGGCATAAAAAAACCCGGTGGCTAGGAGCACACCGGGCTAACCCCTCGAATGGAGTCTTTAGACTATTTTAGTTTAGACGGACAGATATGCCCACGCTTAGGATCGCATCGCGCATCCGAGTACCACGAGGTATGATCATAGTCCCATCCACGCTTGAATGGTCCGGCGCACGCGCTCAATACGAGCGTAAACAATACGAGAACGGCTCTAGATACCATGATTCTTATACTCTTGCTCGACACAAAAATGGGCGATCTGATCGATTTCCTCAATGGTATATAGTTCATCCTCAACGTCAACGGTCATACAGTTAACTAATCGCGCGTTGACCTCTCTATTCTCAATACGTTGTTGTTCGGTGCCGACGAAATACGCCGCGAGTGTACACACTGTTAACAATACGGCAAACAATACAGTCTTCTTATCCATTTTAAGCCTCCTAGACTTAGTTGAGTGTATACACTGCTATTGGCGTGCCAA